GTTGTATTTTATTATTCTATTTAATACGGAATCACTATTAAAAATACTACTAAACTTATATAATTCATTTGCTGTAATTTCCACGCCAATCATATCAAAAATAGATTCTCCATCTTCTTTATAAATAAATTGAATTTTAAATTGGCAATACTCATTGGGTATGAAAGAATCATATTCTGTTGTTCGGATTGTTTTAATACTTTTTCTAAATAATTCATTGGAATTATTTAGAAACATTTCCAATGTATTTCTATTTTGAATTTCAGGGTAATATAGATTAGTATTATTTTCTCCTTTTACTTGGTACAATTTTTCAATAGTGTCATTTAATTCCTTTTTTCTTTTTTCATATTTCTCAAATAGTACTTGATCAACACTACCGTTTCTATCAGCGAATGCCCGATAATAGTGAGACAAATAATTAATATTAGCTAATGACCTTTCTTCCATTAATATTTTAACTTGATTCTTAGCTGATATATCAATCAATAATGGAGAGATAAACATATAACCTTCTAATATATTATGATTTATCTTCAAATCTACGAGTTGTATTGTGGGCAATAAAATTGAAATTGCTTTTCCTCTATATGGTCCAATGATTAAATACCTCTCTATTTGTTCTTTAAGCCTATTTCTAATATCTATTTCCAAATTTCTAATATATTCTGATTCAGATTTAACAGTAGAAAGATAAAATGTTTCTGGGGTTAAATTATAAATGAAAGCAAATAAAGGAATCATTAAAATATAAACTGTTCCATATACCCATGGTTTTCTACCAAAAAGGTAACTAAAGATTTTAATTACTATTAGCCATGCTTTTATAAGTATCCTCCTCATAGTTAAAGATTTGGTTTGTTCTCAAATATAGTAAAATTTGAAACCCAATCTCATTTTTACGACAGTTTCAAAGATGTCGGTTTTGAATTCCGACAAATCAATGTGCTTTCCCGCTTTATACTGAATTTTCCATCCATAATAATCTTAAAATCAGTATCACACATGAGAGAAAAAATTTTAGCACTACTGCTCGCAAAGTTCGCAGGCGTGCGAAAAGACGGATTGGCACAGTTAGCGGCCTCGATGGCTTTAACCGTTACAACCGAAGATGAAGCCAATACTGTTGTAGGTGCAATTACCGCCGATGGTATAAATGCTTTTGTGACCGACTGGCGAAAAGAGGTAGATGCAGAAAATTCTAGGGCTACAAAGACCTATGAAGAAGGATTAAGGAAAAAGTTCGATTTCGTTGAGAAAAAAGAACCAAATCCAAATCCCGTACCTACCCCCGATGATGCCCCAGCATGGGCAAAATCTATTATTGAGTCCAATAGAGCCATGGCAGCAAGGATCGAAAACTTTGAAAAGGCAAAAACAGTTGAGCAATTGGCTGGCGTTGCAAGGACAAAGCTGAAAGAAAAAGGTATTCCTGAATCATTTGTTGGAACTATATCAATCGAGTCGGAAGATAAGATCGATGAGTTCATCACTGCTAATGAAACAAGATACACCGCTTTCAAGCAAGAGCAGATCAATTCGGGCAATTGGGTAGACAAACCAGCCTCAGGCGGTTCGGGTGGCGCTGAAAAAACGGTCGAAGAGTATGCCAAAATCATGGATGGTAGTACCGATAAAAAGGTTGGTGTAGCTGATTTAGGATTAGGATCAAAAGAGTAATTAAAATTTTAAATTATGTACGTTAAAACGACTACTGAGTATCAAAATAACCCTGTCATCGTGAAAGTTGTTGAAGCTTTTACGTCTGGGGTTACGGTTGCAGCAGCTGATTTCAACACCGCAAAGGTGGATGAATTAAAGGCAGGTGCAATAATCGGTATCGATTCTAACCGTCTTGGCCATGTTGTCAAAACCGTTAAAATCGTTGCCGGTGGATCAGCTAGCGCGCCACGGATCAACTCCGTGAATGCTTTCAAGGTTGGTGATTTCATCTCTGATGGAATTGTATCACTTGAAATCAGCGCAATAACTGTTGGTGAAACCTACGATACGTTGACTTTCACTGATGGTTCTCTCATTGTATCGGCAACCGATACAGTATTATTTCAGGCGGCAGCCGCTGACCTAACGAATCAAGGCAAAGCAGCAACTGCCACGGTTTCTGATACTGATGGTGATTTCTTAACCATCACGATTCCGTCTGCTGTTGGGTCTGAAAAATTCAACAATTTGTCGTTGACTATTTCCCAGTCAGCAACCGATGATCTAACCGTTGCATTCGAAAACGGAGTACTTGCAATTGGTCTGGCTAAAACAACAGCAACCAAAAACAACTTGTCTGTAATTCAGGCTGCTGTTAGAGCCCTTGCTACTATTGACGGTTTCAATTTCTCAACAGCAACAGCTACTGGCGTTGATTGGGATGGGAAACAAACAGGTATTACTTTGACAACTCCAACAAGTGCATTCACTGGTGGTAAAGATCAAACAGCAGGTGGAACTATTGCTCCAAAATACAGCCCAATTGGCATCTCTCTCAATCCTGTGGATTTGACAATAGACAACCAGTCAACTGGGGTGATGAAATCAGGAACCGTTAATGAAGACAACATGCAATATCCGATCGATTCCGCGATGAAAGCCATGTTGCCAAGGATCACATTTGAATCTGAATCTTAATCATAAAGAATCATGGAAAGATCATTAATTAAAGAGGTCAATAAAAAGAATATGACCGCCCGGGTAAACTCCTCAAAGGTGTTGCCAATGGTGTTCCCGAATTTCTTCGGTGTTAAGAAACGGGACAATTTGAACTGGGAAACCCTTATCGGTGAAAAGGGAATCCCCGTAATGGCTGATGTTGTTAGCTACGATTCTGAGGCTCCTGTCAAAACTCGAGAAGTTGTCAATAAGATGTCAGGCGACATCCCAAAAATCAGCATCAAAAGAGGGATGAACGAAAAGGACTTCAATTCGTATGTTAATCTTGCAAAAGACGTACAAGGAGATCAGGGGTTGAAAGACCTTTTAGATACTGTATTTGCTGATTTGGACTTCTGTAATAATGGAGTACGTTCAAGGACGGAATTCCTTGCAATACAAGCCATGTCGAAAGCTGAAATCAGTTTGGGTAAAACCAACAATGGTGCCGGGATTGTGACTGAAAAGGTTGTTGATTTCGGGGTGCCTTCAGCAAACAAAACGGGTGTTACAACTCCGTGGGCTACTATTGCTTCAGCAAAACCTCTCGATGATATCGAAGATTATATTGAAAAAATCTTCGCTGATACCGGAAGGATTATCAAATACGTCATTATGCGTTCCGATGATTTCAAAAACGTGAAAAGATCGACCGACACAATCAATAAGGTTAAAGCCTATTTGAATTCGAAAGATAATTTCATGGTCACGAAAACAACCATCAACGCTTATTTGGCAGAGCTTGAAATGCCTGTTCAGATCGTTGTTGTGAACACTTCAGTTCGAAACGAATCGAAAAACAACACACGCACTATCATCAACCCCTGGGAGCAATACCGTGTATTGTTTGTTGAAGATCTCAAAATCGGAGACATCCAACACGGGCCAATTGCCACTGAAAACAGTGCGGAAATCCAGAAGATTGCCACTATGGTTAAACAAGATTTCGTATTGTTGACCAAATGGGGCACGCTCGACCCTTACAAGGAATGGACAATGGCTGAGGCCAATGCTTTCCCCGTGTTGAACGATCCGACTGGTTTGTTCTACTTGCGAGTAGACCAAGCTGCTTGGGCTTAAGCTAAATCTGGTAAACGATGACAAACCTCGACGCACTTAAGGCAGCAGTTGATTATCCACTGAAAGAAAACACTTTCAAGCTGGCATGTATCAACAGGAGCTTGACCGAAGCCGATACTTACTCAGTGTCAAACCTGAGAAAATTGGAGTTGGCTAAAGCCGATTGCCTTTCAACGATCCTTTCAACCCCAACCGTCTTGGAAGGGGGCTTTCAATTGAGCCACTCAAACAAAGGGGAGGTAAGAAAGGAAGCCGAAAGGTTGTACAAGAAGTGGGGAGAGATTAAATCAGGCATCGCAGATGCAACCAATCAGTGGTAAACAACTATGAGCTTTCAATATCCGCATATTTTGAAGCTTTCTCTAAGCACATCAGCCCCGTCACTCGTTGACGGGGTGAATGTGTTTGGGGATACTGAAGAACTTGAACTTGAATGTAGGGCTGAACCAAATGGAGCCAGTAAAACAATCAATACGGATCAGGCGAAGCGGTTATTTTCAATTATACGGTTTATATGGCGCTCTTAGATTTCGAGATTCCCTTCAACACTCCTTGTACGGTTCAGTTTTCCGAAACGAAAATCGTTGAACTTACTGTTTTGAGGCACGAGAACGGACAGCTTAATTCGAGGATCTGGTTATGATACAACCATTGTTCAACACTCAGGCAATACAGGCTTCCATAGCAGCTCATGTTCAAAGAATAGAGGCTGCAATATTGGCAATACTGCAAAGGCGTGGTGAGCAGTTCATTGTTGCATGCAGGAATGAACTAACCTATGAAGATCAAACTGGAAACCTCCGGAGCTCGATAGGGTATTTCATCTACAAAGGAAACACTTGCATAATGAAAGGATTTGGAGATGTTGAAATCGAAGGTCAAGATGCAGGAACTTCCGTAGCTGAAGAATTGACAAAAGAAGAAGGTGTTTATTACTTGATCGGAGTTGCCGGTATGAACTACGCTTCAGCTGTAGAATCACTCGGGTACAATGTGATTTCAAATCAAAAGTTAATGATCATTCCTTTAATCGAGGGTGATTTTGACAATCTCAGAAGAAAATTAGCAGCATGAAAAAACTAATAGTAATATTTCTTTTAGCTACCCTTTTCGGGTGCATCACCAAGAAAGCAGTTACAACGAAAGAATCAGATATTCAAAGCACAGTTTCAAACCTAAAGGAAACGAATGATGAAGTTGAGAAATCAACCACTTATCAGGGCTTTCCTTCAGATTCAGCTTCTGTTAAAGCTTTGTTTGTCTGTGATTCTCTATACAATGTGATCCTGTTGGAACTGGAAACAGAAAGAGGACGAAAACTTTCCCCTGAAGTTTCTTGGAAGGACAATTATTTGTATATAAAAGTTGTACAGCCGATAGATTCAGCTAAGGTCTATTCTGAATACAAATCGAAGCATGAAGTAGCTGAAAGTGACTCAACAGATACAAAAGCACAATCACAATCAACGGAAGTAAAGGTCAAAAGCAATTGGTACATGAAGTTTTCTTCGTGGATCGTTAGCCTGTTGATCATTGCCGCTTTGGTGTATGTGATATGGAAGTTCAAACTGTATAAACTGATATTGAAATGACGAACCAAGATGCAGTATCAAAGGCAATCTCGATTATAACCAGCAGTGAATTTTTTCCTGTTGGACTGACCATTTACCCTTTTTCAAGGAAGAAGGATGCAACCGACAAAGAGTGCATTGTGGTTAATACATTGGGGTTTCCTACG